GCGGCCTATGATTGTTGGCAAGGTAAGCCGCCCGCGTAACGGAGAAAACGGCAGATGAAGCTCTCAAACGTACTGGCACGAATCAACGGGTCTGACGAGGTCAAGACGGCGAGTGATTCGTCCAATGCTTCGGCAAAGGCGGATTCCGGCGAGAAGGCAGCTACTGCGCAGACCGCGGAGAAGCTCCGCGCCGCCCTCAAGGAGGCGACGGTGACCCCTGCGCCGGTTGAGAAGCAAGCTTCCGCCGCGTCGCCGGTCGGTGACCTGACCAAGCTCGCTTCGGAGACGGCGACCATGGAGCACGAGGCCCTCGTCAAGGAGGCCCAGTTCTACGGTGCTGCTTGCGCCGACGGCTTCATGGCGCGCCTCGCGCAGTACAACGAGGCCGCTGAGAAGATCGCGGCGCAGAACCCGGCGGTCGCTCCGATCAAGACCGCTGGCGATGACTCCTTCGAGAAGTTCGCGTCGGAGAACCCCGAGCTGGTGAAGCAGGCCGCTGAGCTTGGCTTCGACACCACGAAGGGTCAGATGGACAAGCTCGCTGATGCGGCCTACGCCAAGGGCTACGACGAGGCGGTCACGGTGATCCACAAGACCGCGTGCGACAGCTTCACCAACGGCTACGAGGACACCCTCCGTCTCCTCTCGGAGATCCGCAAGTAACTATGTTCTCTTCCTTCGCCAGCGCAGCTCAGCTGCTCGAAAAGGTCGCTCTCGACCCTTCGACTGTGAAGATGCTCGCCGCCGGAGCGGGAGGCATGGCCCTAGCGGGTGTGCCCACCTACCTCATTACGCGTGCCCTCAACCGGCATGAACGGGAGCGTACTCGCGACCGTGCGTTCGGTGCGGGTGTGGCGACCGGTCTGGCGGGCCCCAAGATCATCCAAGGCCTGTTCAACATCGCGCAGGGCGGCGGGTTCATGGGGCAGCCGTCTCCCCCGCCTCAGGGCGCTATGTCATGGGGGCCGCTGTGAAGCGCCGCAGTGTCACATCTCTTGCGGCGCTGTCCGAGAACGTGCTCGCCGAAGTCGAGGGAGAGCAGCGCGTGAAGTCGGCCGAGATGGCTGCCCTTCGCGCCGCGCGCCCTGATTCGTGCAGTGAGATCGCTCAACTGCTCCACAAGGTCGCCGAAGAGATCCGGAGCACTCCCCCGGATGTCACCTACGAAGACCTTGCCGCATACATGCAGGGAGGCGCTCGATGAGCGAGGAACTGCGTAAGCTCGCGGAGCAGATCCGTCGTGAGGCCGAGATCCGCCAAGCCTCCATCAACGAGAAGTGCGCCCAGATCGTGCTCGCTACCACGGGGCTCGCGATTCTGCGCCGCAAGCTCGGGGGTACCAATGCTTAAGGACCTCTCCAAGATTGCGGCCGTGCTCGACGCGGCGGCCGATCATCTCGACGCAATTGAGAGCGAGAAGAAGTCGTCGGCAATGGCCGAGCGCCAGAGCCGTATCGATGACCTGGCGAACAAGTACGCGGAAGCCACTGGCGAGGAAATGCCAGAGGAGATCCGTGCAAAGCTTGCGGCAAGCGACAAGGCCGTCGTGGAACTCCTGGACCAGATGGTCCAGAAGCACGCCAGCCAGATCGCCCCGCTTGGGGGTCCTGCGTCGGAACGCGACGATAGCGGCCCTGTTACCACGAAGGAAGCGGCGGATGCCGCGTCTGACCGTTTTCTAACCTGGATCATGGCGTAGTACCCTAACGGAGGCACGGCAATGGCACTGCTCAATAACAAGTTCGACGTTCTTCGCGGCTGGCCGCGTGAGGGCGCCCTTGACGAGTCTTTCCTCGCCAAGGTTACGGCGGGCGTGCCCGTCACGCTGCCTCCGGGCACCGTGGTCACCCAGCAGTCGGCGGACGGTTCGGTTGACGTGGCATCCAGCCCGAACGTGTCGATTGCCGACGCGCTCCCGGTTTGGGTTGTCGTCGAGTCGAACGCGGACTTCTCGGGTCAGTTCGTGGGCAAGGTTGTTTGCCTCCGCGCGAATGCCATGTTCCGTCTCGACCCGTCGAACTTCGCCGCCGGCGTCTACACCCCGGGCACGCTCGTCAGCTTCAGCGCGGGCCAGTGGAAGGTCGCTGCTGCCAACGAGCAGGTCATCGGCGAGGTCATCCGCAACGACACGGCCACCGACGGCACGATCGTCGTCTACTACGACGGCGGCAAGGCGAAGAAGTTCTAAGCTAGAAGGTCTGCCCGAAAGCGGCTGACTCAGGAGAAGGGACAAATGAGCGCTTACAAGACCCAGACGCAGCAGGTGTCTGCCCAGTTCATCAACTCGAACTTCGTTCGAAAGCTTGATGACGGCCGGACGAAGGAAGCCGAGGCCGAGGGCACGGCGTTCATTCGCCAGAAGCTCCGTCAGGAGTCTTTCGCCCGCGAAGTGATCGAGCCCGTCATGCTCGCCGACGATGAGATCGATCGCGACGAGAACTCGGATCAGCCGAAGAAGATCGTCGAGAAGGAGCCCGACTCGGTCGCGACCTTCGTGCCGTTCAACGGCACGGGCCCGCGCACCTGGTTCAAGGGGCCCCGCTTCGCGGTTTACTTCGGTAAGACCGAGTCGCAGCGCTTCACCAAGTCGAAGTTCGAGCTGATGTCGTATCAGAACGACATCCGCAAGATCCTCTCCGACAACTCGGTGAAGGACATGGCGGACCAGGAGGACATCAAGTTCACGGACACCGTGAACGCGATCCTCGCCCTGAACCCGTCGCAGGTCCTCTCGCCCGGCGCGTTCTCGAGCGCGGCCTTCAAGGCCGGCTTCCAGAACCTCGTCAACCGCCGTCAGCCGATCGGCAAGATCCTCATGACGAAGAGCCTGTACTACGAGGCTCTCGACCTCCCGGCCACCAGCGTCGGTAACGACGTTGCGTCGCGCCACTACGACCTCGGCGTCGAGGCAGAGGAGAAGCTCTGGGGTATCCCGGTCATCTCCACCATTAAGAAGGAGATCGTCGATGATCCGGCCGGCGTTGTTCGCCGCTCGGCCTACATCTTCGCGCCCCAGAACTACCTGGGCTGCTTCTTCCTTCTCCAGGATGCCACCCTGTACATCAAGCAGGAGGCCGACATCATCGAGTTCCACTCGTATGCGGCGCCTGGCATCGGCATCGGCAATACACGCGCGATTACGCGCCTGGACTTCTTGCCGTAATCCCGTAGCGTTACAAAGATTAAGGCCGTTTAGGCGCGGAGTACTTCCGCGTTTGAACGGCCTTAATCTTTTCTACTTGTCGACCACGCCCGCGTTGGGTTGCCGTATGTATGCGGTGACAATTGGCGCAGATCAAACGACATACCGCGATCTCCGCCAAAATATCAGCGCGAGAATGCCTCGACCATGCCCCGGAAATGGTGAATTTCTTGGTCCGAGGGTCTAGATGATCAAAGTCCATACACTCCGGAGGAAACTCGCCTCCACACATTTCACAGGGCCTGCGTTTCAACTCGTCCATCCACGCAACATTGGATGCCCGCCGCTTTAACTCATGGTTTGCGTAAGCCTGTTTATTGTTTTGGTAATGGGCTTTCTTATACGCGAGATTGGCCTCTCTGTTTTTAAGGTGGCGCACGCCCGCCTCAGCGATAAAGCACGGCTTGCACGTATTCTTCCCTTTGTAAAACTGGTCCATCGGTTTATTAGACCTACATTTGATACAGGTCTTCATAGATCCCTCTCGCAGGAAGTCTAGTAGATACGATCTCTAGTCTTTCTTAGTCAACTAAAATCAACCGCACGCAAAAGCAGGCTTGTGCTATAAACGCCGCCACCCTGGAGGTTCCATGAGCCGCACGATCCAAATCGTCAACGAGTACCCTGGCATCCTCGATCTGTCCGTCATCAAGGACGTCGCCAACATCCCGGTCGTCCTCAAGCCCAAGGGTACCAACGGCGCTTCTCGTGAGTGCTTCTCCGACGCATCAGAGCACCCAAGCGTTCTGGCGATGAAGAAGGCTGGTCGTATCTCGATCAAGGACTCCGCAATCGCTCCGACGCCTGCGCCCGAGCCCGTGGTGGTCGCTGCCCCGCCCGCCCCTGCACCAGCCACGGAGCCTGTTGTCGTCGCCCCAGAGCCCGTCGTGGCGGCTCCGGAGCCGCCTCCCGAGCCTGCACCCGAGCCCGTTGCGGCCGCTCCCGAGCCGGAGCCAGAGCCAGAGCCCGCGGCCGCTGCGCCAGAAGAGCCCGCCACGGAGTCAGAGGCGCCTTCCGCGTCTTCTTTCGAGTCTCGCCGCGGCGGCAAACACAAGCGGGGATAAACTCGGACTTCCGCCTATAATTTAGGGACGCTGACAGTATGGCGGCAAGGACTACGCAGAGATGGCGCCACCAAGCAATCGCGACATCATCCGCTATCGAGAAGTCCGCCGAGCGGATCAGCTAAACGATCAAAAGACCGCGCTTCAAATCCTGCAGGCGGTGGCAGCGTCCTCTACACAAGAGGAACTGCAGGAATTCGTCCTCTCCCAGATCAAGCGGATCATCTACGGAGATGAGCCGGGCAACTGGTACGACGACTTCATCACCAACGGGATCCCGAGCCTCGGGAGTGTGCCGACCACCACCCGCCTGTGTGGCTGTCTTCCCACGGACGTGGTCGGCAATTTCGTTTACATCACAGGCCCGTCGATAGCGGGGCTTCCGCAAGTAACAACCGTCGATCCAACAGACGACGCCAAGATGCCCGCCCTAGGCATCATCGTCACCAAGCCCACCGGCACGACCTGTACGGTACAACTGGCGGGAGACGTAACAATTCCCGGACTGATCCCCAACAAGCGGTACTTCGTCGGATCCGCCGGGACACTAAGTCCGACGCCCCCCGTACCAACCCCGGGTAACTACGCCTACGTCCAACTCGTGGGCATCGCTACCGACACGAATCTGCTGACCCTTCTTCCGACGGGGCTGCTGATCAAGACCGTCGGATAGCGAAAAACAGCCTACAATTAGAGAGCTAACCATGCCTCGAACCGCCACACCGAAGCACCAGGGCATCCTCGTCGACAACGAGGGCGTGCTCTGTCTACGTGGTGAGATGTTCTGGAAGTTCAAGGCCGTCGATGCCGAGCATCGCCGCGCTGTCGCTGAGCTGGCCGAAAGCACGCGCAAGCTGAGCGAGGCTATCGACAAGAACCCCGAGATCAAGGCGCTCTACACCGCGCGCCAACGCCTCCTGGGCGAAGTGTCGACAGCCAAGAACGCGCTCGCTGAAACGTCCGAAGCGCTCGAAAAGCAGATGGGCGTTTCCCTGCGTGAATGTTCGATCGACGATGAGACAGGGCGTGTGTATCGCATCCTGCCCTCCGGTCCAGTTCCCCTGGTTCCCGTCCCGCCGTCAAAAAAGACTCAGCGAAGGAGTAGGTAATGGCCCTCCGTAAGTTCGTATTCCTAAACGTCGAGTACTTCCAAGAGCAGGCGGCGAATGACGAGCTGCAGCTCGGCAAGCTCTCGCTCTCGGGCGTGGGCGGAATCGCACTCGACGGTGGCGGGGCACGCGCCTTCAACTTCGCCGATCCGTCGGTGTCCTCCGACCTTGCGACCAAGCAGTACGTCGACAACGTCGCCGCCGGTATCGACGTGCGAGGCTCTTGCCGTGTCGCGACCACAGCAAACCTGTCGGTGATCGCGGCCGGCTCAGGCGTTGGCAAAACTCTCACGGCCACTCTCAACGGGGCCATCAGCATCGACGGAGTCGCACTGGCCCTGGCAAACCGAGTCTTGGTCAAGAACCAAGCCACGGGCGCCGACAACGGCATCTATACCGTTACTCAAGTAGGGGACGGCGGTACTCCATACATCCTCACACGTGCCACGGACGCTGACACCGACGCAGAAGTCACTGCCGGTCTGTTTACCTTCGTAACCGAGGGGGCCACGCACGCCGACACAGGCTGGGTCCTCGTCACGGACGATCCGATCACCGTCGACACCACCGCGCTGACCTTCTCGCAGTTCTCCTCGACTGTCTCGTACACATACGACCAAGGCCTCGTAGAAACTGGCGGGTCTATCAAGATCGACCTCGACACCGCCGCTGATGCGCAGAGTGCGGGCGCTGCCGGTGGCAGTTCTGGACTCGAATTCGACGTCAACACGGCAGCCGGTAAGCTCCGGGCCGCTGTTCACGCAACGGGTGGGCTCGAGCGTACTGCCACAGGGCTTGCTGCGAAGCTGCTCTCTGGTGGAGGTCTCCAGAGCGCTGCAGGTGGCCTCTCGATCCTCATCGACGACACGCCGGACACCCTGGACGTGGATGTCGACGGGCTCAAGGTCGTGGGCCTGCCGTCGCTGTTCAAGATCAACAACGTCAACGTCAGCGCCAACGTCACTGCGGCCAACCTCAGCACCCTCACAGGCGGCGGCAACGCGGATGCGTTGCACGTCCACGCTAAGACAAACCGCCTCGAAAACTCCTACGCTGTAGACGAGGCGATCAGCGTGGCCGACCCCGTTGCCATCGCCACCGTCAACGACCGCATCTACCGCGGGCGCGCCGATAACGATGTGAAGGCTCGAATCGTCGGTGTCGCTACGTCTGCGCAGGCCGTCGTCGGCAACCCGGCTGACTTCGTGTCGCATGGCGTAGCGGCCGGTGTTCTGGTAGGAGCCGTCGTTGGAACTCCGTACTACCTGCAAAGCACGGGCGGCCTAGGAACGGCCTCTCCTGGCGCAGGAGAGCGTGTCATCCAGGTCGGCATCGCCAAGAACGCTACTGACCTGTTCGTGCGCATCGTCGACTACGGCAAGAAGGCCGCGTAGTACGTAAGGCATGGATCGGGTCCAAGTATACAAGCAGGAGACAGGTGCTCTCGGCGGTAACCCCGCCGACACAACTGACTATCCTGCCCCGATCAAGCCTCAAGAAGACGCCATCGAGGCGGCAGGGCTCTTCGTTCAGGACGCGGTAAACCGCGACCAGAACGTCCTCATCAGCCGCAGCGGAAACAATCTTCAATTCAAGGACCCTAACAACCCCGTAGATGTACCACTCTCGGAGCTGGTCGCAGCACGCTACCCGTACAACTTTCATCAGGCAGCTTCTGAAGCTGAGGACACCACCACCAACACGGCCTACACGACCAAGGTCACGCTGACCACCGCGTCCTTGCCTGCCGGGACGTACTACATCAGTTGGTCCGCCGAGGTAGCCAGCTCTGCTACGAACCGCGACGCGAAAGCGCAGGTCTTACTCGACGGGGCCACAACAATCGCAGAACGATTCCACATCACCAGCCTCGGCGCGTACACATCGTTCAGCGGCTTTTACATCGTCGCACTTACGGCTGCGGTTCATACCGTCGACATCCAGCACGCCCGAATCGCTAACGGCGGTACCTCGTATATCCGTCGGGCTCGCCTGACCCTCTGGAGAGTCGCCTAATGCCGACACCAACGAAATACACGTTCTCCATCGTAGCTGACACGGCGAACGGTAAGGTTGCGGCTGACGCGCTCGCTGTCGAGATCCAAACGAGCGCCATCATCACCGCGCTGGATCACATCGACACCATCGGTGCAAACCTCGATGTCTGGTTCAAGGATGTGCTCAGTGCGCCAGACGAAGCGACCCTGGCATCGGTTGTCGCTGCGCATGAAGGCGTCGCTCTGCCGGACAACACGCCGCGGCCCACAACGATCTTCGCCGAAGATGGGGTCAAAAACCCCGTCGACCCCGACGGTCGGCTACGCTTCGTTCTCGAGAAGACCATCGGCTCCAAGGCCAACTTCTTCACGCACAACTTCTGCGACAAGACCACGTGGTACCAGTCGTCGATTTACGTCGAGGACGAGACCGCGACGAACAGTGGTGACGACACCACCTACAACCTCGCGCACCAGTTCGTCATCGACACCTACCACGGAAAACTGAACCAGGAAGACTACCTGGTCGACAGCAGCGACAGGTCCTACCGAGTAACGGTCAAGGTGGACGGGGTCACCAAGGTTGAACGTGACCCGCACTATGCTGCCGTTGGTGGCGGCCCTGCGTGGGACTACACCGTCAACTACGCGGCAGGGACCGTGACGTTCCAGGCGGCCCAATCACCCTCTGCCGTTGTCACAGTCACGTACCACTACGCCAGCACGGCCACCGACGGGTCTGCCAGCCGCTACAAGATCGTTCCACAAGCGGGTAAGAAGATCCGCATCGACATGGCGAAAGTGCAGTTCAGCGATGACGTCGATCTGCGCGACACGATCATGTTCCAGGTCTGGGGTTACGTGGACTACTTCGCGTCACAGCTCCTCATCGCCAACGGCGGGCCGTATCCGCCGGGTACAAAGATCCCGATTCAGTACTTCCCCTACAAGACGCTCAACGACTTCGCTGAGGACTCCCACCGGCCTGACGCAGCTATCAAGGCAATCGGCCAGGTCGGAAACTGGCGCTCGGGTAGCAAGGACCTGCGCATCTACCGCTGGGACTATCTCGCCGGAAACTCCGTCAACGAAGCGGCCGGAATGGAAGTCTGGGTCTACCTCGTCCACGACAATCCGGTCATCGGTACGCGAGCCACCGCCACATTCTACTCAATCGCGGAGAAGGTATGACCGGCATCTCGTTTCTCGACGTCTGGACTATCTTCCATGTGGCCTTCTGGCTCGTGGTGGGCAGCTTGCTGTGGTCGAGGGAGTACGCCGCAGCTAAGGCGGGTAAGCCGACTCATCGCACAGCGCACCTGATTGGGTGCATGGTCGTCGCGCTCGCCTGGGAAGCCTTTGAGAAGGGTGCCGAGAAGTGGTGGCCTGCGTATTGGCTCAATCCGGAGAGCTGGTACAACTCGTGGGTGTCTGACCCGCTGACCTGTATCGTCGGTGTCCTCGGCGCGTTCTTCGTCCTGAACCGATGGAGGAAACCGTGATCTCAATCGGCTTCAGCACACGCAAGCGGAACATCCTCTCTCGTCTGATTCGTCGCGTAACGAACGCACGGTTCAGTCACACGTGGGTCCGTTACTGGCACCCACTTATGCAAGGCGATGTGGTCGTCGACGCCGACTTCCGCGGCATCATCGAGGTCTCCTACCTCGAGTACGTCCGGCAAATCGACGACGTGGTCGAGTTGGTTCCGCCCAACAATCTGGACCTCTCTCGCGGTATGCCTGCGCTACTCGAGACGCTTGGCGACGCCTTCGACGTAGGTTCGATGATCGGGCGCCCGTGGGTGTACTTCTGGCGCTGGATGGGCAAGAAGGTCCGTAACCCGCTGGGGAACCCTCTCATCGATTGCTGTGTGGAGAATGTGTGTCGGTTCCTGATCGCAGCAGGAGCCCTCGAGCACAGCGTCGATGCGGAACAAGAAGACCCGCAGAGCCTGTACGACCGGCTAATTGCAATGGGCTGGAAGGTGCGGAACGATGCCGCCCCGGCTAGTCCATAAGTTCGCGGTAGAGACGCCGGACGGACTACTCACGGAGTACAACACTCCGACGCCGTACCTCGCCGGAACCGTTCGCTACACGCTCAATGGGCGGTCGCACGTGTTCGGCTACACCGAGAAGGGCGGCACCCTCGTCAAGCTGGACGTGCCGCCACAACCAGGTGACGTGGTATCCTTTTGGTACACGCAGCTTTAGCCCATGCCTAACGCGAGGATAGTCACAGCCGGGGGCGCCATCGACGGGGTGAACGTCAAGTTCTACACCCCCGTTCCGTACGTACCCGGGTCCACTGCGTACATCCTCAACGGCCGTATCCACCGCCCGGATTTCGACGACGGATACGTAGAAAGCAATCCAGGGGTCGGCGAGATCACAGTCAACGAAGCCCCTCTCGACGGGGATGTGGTGCAGATCTTCTTTACCGACACGGCGCCGAGCATTGCCTCACCGCTCGAAAAAATATCCGCTACTCTATCGACCACAACACGGCTTACTGGAACGCTCAGCCAGGCGAAGCCGGTAAAAATCACCGGGATTCTTAAGGAAGGTTGCTAGATGGCCTCTGCACGGATCAGCATCGTTCAGGGAACGTCCAAGGACTACGAAATCGCCCTGACGAATGACGACGGAGAGGCGGTCCCCGAGGCTACTCTGGTCGGGGCGCTGGGTGAGTTCTTTCTCCGTAATCTCCCTACGGACGTAAGCAACCTTCTGTACTTCAACACCACAGACAACCCTACAAAGCTATCGTTCAACTGCTCGTCGCTGAAGCTGAGCTTCGATTCAGACGACACCGCCACGCTTCCCATCGCAACAGACACCTGGCAGCTCGTCGTCACACTCGCCGACGGAACGCGGCTGGTCGCAATCGACTGGAGCCCGTTCGACATCACGCTCGGCGGCGTAGCCGCGCCCACGCCCCCGGCGTTCACCAACACGGTGAAGGTCGACCACAACTTCGAGTTGTCGGACAACTACCGATACATGACCGCCGGCGGGTCTCCGATCGAGAACGCGCAGGTCCGCGTCTACTACAAGAACGACTACGACGCGGGCAACCTTACGTCGCCTGTCGGCGTGACGCTGACTAAGGCCGACGGGCGCTGGACGAACAGCATCCTGGTCGTACCTGGCTACAGTTACGTCATCCACTTCACCAAGCCGAACGAGTTCGGACCTGACGTAGCGACTATAATTGTGTGAGGAGAAATCATGGCGACGCTACGGCTTCCACAGAGCACCTCGACGGCAATCCAGCAGCGTACCGATGCGGGCGTTGCGTTTAACGGTGCGCTACCCGCAGGTGACGCAACGCTAGATCTGATCAACCGGGGCGTGTACAAGTACGCTGCCTCGGCGACGGGTGGCTTGATCTACTGGGACAACAACGAGCCGCTGATCTGCGGCCAGATGCACATCTGGCTGGGCGGGTCCGGGGACATCAGCCTTTACCTGGTGAACCTCGACGCGAACAAGGCCGTCATCGCTGACGAGCGAATCCTCGTC